GCGTACCGCTTCCGCTTCCACTTGAGTCTGTCGTAATATAGTCAGTTCCATCAAGTCCCGGTCCTGTCACATATACAGTGTCCGAAGCTGCTGACTCAATGGAGAGCGTTACTGTTACGGTTGATCCTGGAAAGCCGCTTGCTGCTACACTGATCTGTTTGCTTACCGGGAGGTAATTTGTTCCCTCTCCGAGTGATACTGTTATTACGGCGTTTCCGTTATCAAGTCCGGTGATCGTAATCACTCCATTGCTATACGAAGCTGTGGCTACGTCAGTGTCGCTTGATGCTACCGAGAGAGCTCCGTCGCCGGTAATGGCGCTAACATTTATTGAGGCTGTCGGATTTGACTCTGTTACTGAAGCGCTATTTGCTGAGAGAGTAAAGTCGCCCTGAGCTTTCCCGATAGTCCAAGAATATGTCTTGTCTGCTGTCGTTCCGTCTGACCAAGTATCTCCTGCGCCCTTTAATGAGGCTGTGACGGTATATGTTCCTGCGTTTGTCTTAACGTCGCCTGAAACATTGATATTTGTTGTGTCGATACTGTCCCATTCAAAAGTCTGTGCGCTTCCGTTATAGGTATAAGTCTTTGACTTTGCTACCGGGATCTGAACTATCGCAGGGGCATTACTAACCGAAATAATGCTGCTTGCGCTCAAGTAGTTCGTTGTCTCCGCGATTGCCACTGTTACCCCTACGGAACCGTCAGCTACATATGTGATAGTGACAACGCCGTTTGAATAGCTTGCAGTTGCTATAGTGTTATCAGAAGATGCAGCGCTTACTTCTCCGTCTCCAACTATATCAGTTACGTTTACTGTTGCTACTGGGTTCTGAAAATCAATAAGCACACCTGACTCTGAGAGCACAAAAGAGCTCTGAGCCTTCGCTATAGTCCATGCAAACGTTTTGGCCGCTTTGGTTCCATCTGACCATTCGTCTCTGTTGCTCTTTAAGGTTGCTGTTACAGTGTAGGATCCTGCGTTTGTCTGAGTGTTTCCCGAAACGTTAATATTTGTTGTGTCAATACTGTCCCACTCAAATGTCTGCTCTGTTCCGTCATATGTGTAAGCCTTTGTTTTTGGGACAGGTATCTGAACTGTCTGCCCCGGAGCAGGGTTAAGATCTACCGGAACAAACTTATGATTTGCAGTGTCCCAGGCAATACCCTGACCGTCTTCTATTCCCGTCACGTCAACGTCCGTGAGCTCTGACAGCTTTGAATTTACGATATTCCTCAAATCACATATGTATGTGTTGCCCTCGGAGTCTTTCATAGTGATTACACCTAAAGGACTCATTGAAAGAGCCACGTTATTAAGCCCGAGATTAACGTCCTGAACGGCTCCGCTGACGTAGGTTATTCTTAATATACCGGTGCTTATCGTGTAAATTATGGAATTAACGCAAGCAAATACCTGTGTTTTATCCGCTTTTGAGCTATCAAGCAATATGACTCTGTCGTCTACTTCGCTAAGGCCGGAGTCGATCTTATTCATGTCAACTTCGTCGAGTGCCGGATCGGTGCCGTTTACAAAGTTCTGTCTAACATACGCTTTCTGCATCTTTGTTCGCCTCGCTTTCTTTTTTTATTCGTTCAAGCTCGCCATAATAGCCTTCTGTTACGTCCCTAAATACATCTTTGAGAACGTAATACTTAGCCTCAAGTGGGAGCTGCGAGCCCTGAAAGACTGCGATCAGCTGATTTCTAAACTCTTCCATATTACCTCCTAGTGTACTGTAGTGTCTCTACATAGTCCAAGATTGTGAAGTGCGGCAACTACTTGATTGAATTTTGAAACCGAAACCGAGCTACCTGATTCGCTTGAAATACTTGGCCGACTTATCGGTGTTGCATTAAAAAAGCCGATGCTGGTTGCGGTTAATTTGCAGGTATTGCTTCCCATTGTTATATTCCCGACAGCGTCTTGTGTTATTCGCATTCCACCGTTGTATGTTCTCTTGATAAGCATTCCGCTACTTGAACATACTAAAAAATCATTGACATAATTATTGTTGCCGTAGTTTCCGACGCTCACGGTACTTCCTAAGATTATATTTTGAAAACTCATGTGTCCGAAATTATAATAACCGCCTGCTATATAAACGCAGTTAAGGCCGTTCCATTTTATTGCCGCGTTTGATGAGAAGTCTATGCCGGTATCGTCTATTTTGACATTTTGGTTTTTCATCGAAATGGTTACATCGTCTGAGTCTACGCTAAATAAAACGGTATCGCCTGATTTAACTACCCAAGAGGAATCTGTAAGCTCCCAAGAGAAGCTTTGAGTCCCGCCTGTCTTCCCCACTTTTGCGCTTATCGCTTGGGCCGTCTGCAAGAACTCTGAAGCCACTTCTTCGTCAAGATCTGAGAGAGCGCTTCTTGTTTCGTCTATCGTTCTTGTGAGCTCGTTTGTCTTACCTCTTACCTGCTTAATCTGAGACTCTACGGAGTTGACGTTTTCAATCTGCTTTTCAAGGCCTGCTGCCGAGATATCGTCTTTTAAGGACTGCACACCTTTAAGGGTTCTCTGTAAAAGGATCGTGTACACTGTTGTCTTTCCAGTCCTAATTGTGATGCCGTCGCCGACTTCGAGGAGTGGATTCCCAACTAGCGTGTAATTGCAAGGCCTGTATGTTATATCTGAGATAACGCCCAAGATATTTGTTGCAATGGTTTCAAGCTCTGCTTGAGACTTGCCCATAAGTAAGAAGTTGCCTTCGATAATATAAGTGTTGTCGCCGTCGCCGACTGTTACGCCTATATCGTCAGGGGTTGACCTTACGTTAAGCCTTGTTATCGGTTCGCACATATAAGTCGAATCTGTTCCACCTGCGACAACATACTGCTTATCAATATTGATAAAATCATTAAAGCCGCCGTTTGGATAAAGAGCCTGACCTGGATAGCGGTCTTCTTCAGGATATAACGCCTGCTGCCTTTTCGGAAGGAATATATAAGAGAAATTGCCATTTGGATCAATGTGCCCGAAGCAGCCGTTAGCTTCGCATATATCTCTTATTGCATCTCTACCGCTAAATACATTTGTAGCGAGATTCTTACCGACTGTTATATGGTCATTGACAAGCGTTACTTCGTTTTCAGTGATGCCAAAATGCTGCATAAAAGAATGTCTTAAGGCTCCGATCGTGGTTGTGCTGCTGTCTGTCGGAAATAATGTATTATACCATTCTGCCACATCTGCGGTTATGATGTCGTGCAGGGCATCATAAGCCGTGATGGTTCTTTCTGTCCTTTGGCCGTTTGGTACGTCTGTTAAGACTTTATACTTCCCTTTCTGATAAACTGTCCCGTTTGCTTTAACTGTTACGTTTAACCACTTGCCGACAAGTGAACCGCCGAGGCCTGTTGTTCTTAAGATCATGCCGGAGCTTTCCGAGGCTCCAAAGGTTAGCTGAGACTCGGAGCAAACGCCCTCGTTGAAGGTGAGCTCAATGATGTCTGCGTTTTTGAAAGTTGCATCGGTGCAACTTATCTCCCATTCTTTCTCTATGGAGTCGCCGAAAAAATCTAAATATCCGTTTATCATTTTGGGCCTCCCTTAAAGAGCCGGAGGAGTTAAGTTAACGGCTCCGCCCTTTCCGTTGAATTTAAGAGTTATGTCCTGATAAATAAGTTTACCGTTTACTATGGCGTAAATGTTTGGTGAGACATCCTCAAAGATACATTCCTGTACTACATGAGTCCCAAGCTTTGGAACCCATGCAGTAACAATTATGTTTTCTTCATTAACGTTTAAAAAGTTCGCTCTTATCAATGACAAGATGCTCGTATAAATATCTTCAGTGCAGTCTGATATCTTAAGTTCGACATTAAGCTTTCTGTTTTGATAAACGTCGAAGTGGTCAGTGCCTTCGCAGTCTTGATAAGATCCTGCGATTATCTTGTCGCAGGCTGCTTTATAGGTGCCTTTGCTTATGTATACGTTTGGGATTTCTGAATTTCCAACTTTTAATAAAAAGCCTTCCATTTTGCCTCCTAGTTAAAGGCCGGATTGCCGGTCATGTTGTTATAAATTGTTGCTTCTTTTCTGACTCTCTTAAAGAGGTTGTTATCATCAAGATCGCCCTGAAGGTTGATGTTGATGTTCATCTGTGAGATTACATTTCTAACTGCGTCTTCAATAGTTGAAAGCGGAGCCTCAATGTTTGTGCCGTTCTTCTGATCGCCAAGCACTGCCGCAAATGGTTTATTCGGTTCAATAACCGCGCCTTCTGCAAGCATAGGGATCTGCGGAGCTGTGAGCTCTTTAAGATTGAATCCGAACTCTTTACCGCCAAGAGCCGGTACCCAGTCAGGCACTTTGAACTTAAGGCCGTTCATTGCTCTTATGACTGCGTTAAGTCCGTCGGTTACGCCGTCCATCATCTTATTAATGAACTTTAATATGGCATTTATAGGTGCTTTCAGCTTGTTTTTAAGCTCATTGAAGGTGTTTACAACCTTGTCTTTCATGCCTATAAACAAGTCTTTGACCGTCTTAACCATTGTGGTAAAGATTTTCTTTAAGCCTTCCCACCATTCTCCTACGGCCATTCCTATCTTGGCAAAGCCCATTAAGAAATCGCCCTGGAGGAAATATGTTAAGGATTCAAGCAAAGGCTTAAGCATATTTAAGGCCGTTTCGATCGTCACCGAAAGATATTCAACAAGTGGCGGCAATATTACATTGATTAAGTCCACAAGAGGCTTAATAAGTGTAAGAACAAGGAAAAGAATCGGTCTTAATAGTGCTAATAATGGCTGTAAAAGCGGCCATAACGACTGAATAATGCTTACTATCGTCGGC